TTCTACCTCTGTCCAAAATAAAAATGGAGAAGGCCACACTACCATATTACTCATAATTGGATCCTAAAATATAACATATATATTATAGATGAATACATTAGTTTTTTGAGTTGGAGATTCAAATGAAAATTAAAAAAGTTGTTATCGTTGGTGGTGGTAGTTCTGGTTGGATGACAGCTGCTGCCCTTTGTAGACAATTTCCAGAATTGGAAATAACCCTCATAGAATCAAAAGATATTAAAACAATCGGTGTAGGCGAATCTACACTATTTGGAATAAATCAATATTTAAGTTTACTGAACATTGAAGACAAAGAATGGATGCCTGAGTGTGATGCCACGTATAAAGTATCCATTTCATTTACAGACTTTAGAGATAAAGGAACTCATTTCCAATATCCTTTTGGAGGTGGAGCTCAATCTAATCAAATGCCTTTAGGATTAGATTGTTGGCCAATTCTAAGACAATTGGATAAGGAAAATAATCCCCTAGAAAAATTTGCAGAGTTTTATAATCCGATTACATATCTAGCTACAAAAAATAGAATGACGTATAATGAAGATCAATCCATCCCAGCGTTTGATCCAATCGGTGATGTGGCTTATCATTTTGACTCTACAAAATTTGGAATTTATTTAAGAGATAAAATTTGCAAACCAAGTGGATTGCAACATGTTGTAGAAGAGGTAACTGATATTACCAAAAAAGAAAATGGTGATGTAGAATATGTCATTACAGAATCGGGATCAAAATTTGAAGCAGATCTTTTTGTGGATTGTACGGGATTCAAATCCCTATTATTAGAAGAAACAATGGGTTCTAAATTTATATCATATTCCGATACATTATTAAATGACAGCGCTTTGGCTACTAAATTGGAATATGATGATCCAGAAGTAGAGATGACTAATTTTACAGATTGTACTGCGATTGAAAATGGTTGGGTTTGGAACATTCCATTGTGGAATCGTATTGGTTCTGGTTACGTTTATTCGAGTAAGTTTGTTGATAGAGACCAGGCTTTAGTGGAGTTTAAAAATCATTTAAAATCCAAAGGAAAAGAAATACCAGGAGATGCGGAAATTTTAGATATTAAAATTAAACATGGCAGACACGATAAAGCTTGGATTGGAAATGTAATTGCTATCGGGTTGTCCTATGGATTTATTGAGCCACTAGAGTCTACAGGGCTTCTTACAACTCATGAAAATATCTACAAACTTGTAAGAATCTTGCAGAGGAGAGATATGTTCGTTTCTCAGATTGATAAGATTATGTTGAATGATCATATGCAACTTATAGTAGATGGTTTTAAATCATTCTTAGAAATTCATTATGCTTTATCACAAAGACAAGACACTGAATATTGGAGATATGTAACTAATGATGTTGATTATGATGGAAATATTGACATGGGACAACTTAGACTTGCGGTAACTTCAAGTTCTAATTTCCGTGGACTAAAGGGTGGTTTACCTTATATTGCCGCTGGTTTTGGTTATTTACCTAATTATAGATTTGGTAACATGTTTGGTGAAATAACTCCAGATGATATTCCAGAGTTTGAAAATGTTCAGAGAGAATTTGAAATGTTCTCTGATTCCTTAACATCGTATATCGAGTCTCTACCAACGCATAGACAATTTTTACTAGAAAACATTTATTCTTGATTATGTTTAATAAAAAAAACGAAATTACTTTTATTTCGGGAGAATCGAGTAGGCATTTACCCTCACCATATCCTGCCTATAAAAAGTTTCCAGAATGGTTTGTCAATAGTAATCCACTTATTAAAAATACATCACAACAATCAAAGTGTCCATTTATGAGTGCGATGCAATTTAATAAATTATCTGGAAATTTTAGACCATCTACATCTGAAGATCAGTATAGAATAGTAAAAAATTCTACTGTTAAAGATTGTCCAGGAATTGTTGACTATCTAAAAACCGGATATGTTTTGCCGGCATGGACGGATTTTGTCTTAAGAAATGTGAAAGGCAAACTTATGGTAGATTCTGCATTAGAAACCCCAGACATGCACTATGGTCTTCATAGAAAGGATCAATTTCTTGGCATGGATGCGTCTGAAATTCCAGAAATGTCATTATTTCATAAGATATCCAGTCCATGGTGGGTAAAAACTTCTCCAGGAGTTTCTCTTTTCATTACACATCCATATTGGAGTAGAAACAAAAGCTTTACTTCAGTATCAGCTGTTGTACATACAGATTCCTCTCCACTTCATTTAAAATGGTTTTTCGAACTTAATAAAACTCTAGATCCCAATCAAGAAATTTATGATGAATCTTTACAGGTAATACCAAAAGGAACACCACTCGCATTAATGATACCTTTTAGAAGAGAAACATTTACCCATTCTATAGAATATTTGGATGGAGATGGACTTAATAATCTAAGAAACGAAGACCAATATAAAAAAATTACTTGGTTTTCTGAGTCTTTTTATGATAAATTTAGAAAAAATTTGAACATAATGTATAGGTGATATGTATAAATATGACATTTATAAGATAATAAAAATATTATCTGATGATCAAATTAAAGAAATCAATAAACTCTTATGTACCTGTAGCAGAGAATCTGATTGGGTTGACGGAAATAATACATTTGAGGGCGATAAGGGAACTAAGCTAAACACAGAACTCAACAATGGATTTGTTTTAAAAAAAATAAGAGAACTAGTTACAAAAACCACTAACGAATGTAGAGAACTTGCTGATTTTACTTTCCCAAAAGAAATATCTGGATGTATAATTAGTAAAACCGAAAAGGGTGGATATTATAATACTCATACGGACTGTGCAGATAATGGAGATTTCAGTTCAACTCTATTTTTATCAGATAAAGATTCTTATGAAGGTGGTGAATTGTGTCTGTGGATAAATGGGAAGGAAGAAAAAATAAAACTTAATCCTGGATATGCTATTGTATATCCAACTGGAATACCACACAGAGTAAATAAAGTTACTTCTGGAACTAGATATGCTTTTATTTTTTGGTTGAAATCTATTTTTAAGGATGAAGTAATTTTAGAAACTTGTAGAGAACTTAGAAGTATTGATTACAAAGGATATGTTCGTTTAAAACCACCCGATCCCACTGAACAAACTATGGAGGATGCTTTTGAAAATATTGATTTTAAAATAGAGAATAGTATAAACAGATTAATGAGAAAATTTGGTAACTTTGGCCGTTAAATTATAAATACCTCTATAGGACTAGGGGTATTTTTTTATGGCGCAACCATCTAGTAGAGCGGAGTTGAAAGACTATTGCCTCAAACAACTAGGAAAGCCAGTTTTAGAAATAAACGTAGATGACGATCAAATTGATAATTTGATGGATGATGCTATTCAATATTTTCATGAACATCACTATGATGGTATTGATAGAGTTTTCCTAAAACATAAACTAACTCCCGCAACCAAAGAAACCATAAGTCAGTTAGGAGTGTCCACAACTACCTCAGCTACTGTTACTGGGGATGGATTAACTTCTATTAATTATGTTGAAGGAGTAAACTATCTACCACTCCCAGACTCTATCATTGGAGTCAACAACGTATTAAAGATAAACTCAAGTACCGTATCTGACGGACTTTTCAATATTAAATATCAGTTATTTCTCAATGATGTTTACTACTATGGTGCATTAGATCTCCTAAACTACGCAATGGTAAAGAGGTATCTAGAGGATCTAGATTTCCTTTTAAATCCTAATGCACAGATTCGTTTTAATAAGAAGAATCATAAGTTATATCTCGACATTGATTGGAGTGAAGTTGGTGAAAATGAGTATATAATTGTAGATTGTTATAGACTTTTGGATGGTGCGGACGCTCCAAAACTTTACAACGATTCGTGGTTGAAGAAGTATCTAACTGCACTGATCAAAAAACAGTGGGGTCAGAACATGATTAAATTCCAAGGAGTTCTTCTTCCAGGAGGAGTTCAACTTAATGGTAGACAAATTTATGACGATGGTGTTCAAGAGGTAGAGAAACTAGAACAGAAACTCAGAACTGATTACGAATTACCACCAATGGATCTAATAGGTTGATATGTCACCACTCAATTCTTACTTTCTCCAAGGTTCTCCGAGTGAGCAAAGGCTCATTCAGGATTTAATTAACGAACAACTTAAAATGTATGGACAGGATGTTCTATACATGCCTAGAAGGATTGTTGGAGAAAATAATGTTATTAAAGAGATAACAGCATCAAAGTTTGATGACAGTTATCGTATAGAAGCTTATCTAATGAACACTGATGGATTCAGTGGGAATGGTGAATTGTTGACAAAGTTTGGTATCAGGAATAGTGATGAGATTAATCTGGTAATATCAAAAGAAAGGTACGATGATTTTATATTACCTCTTTTAAAATTGTGGCCAGAAGGAGATAGAAAAAATGCACAAAGACCCCAGGAAGGTGACTTAATCTGGTTCCCCCTAGATGAATCATTATTTGAAATTAAATTTATAGAATTCAAAAAACCATTTTACCAGTTAAACCAATTGTATGTTTACGAATTGAGATGTGAAAGATTTGAATTTGAGGATGAAATTATTGATGTACCAAATGTAGATGAAACTGGAGTTGAAGTAAATGAGTCATTGAAAGAATTTGGAAACATTTACAATATTCAAATGGTTGGTAGCGCAGCGACTACTGCAACTGCAACTGTTGGTTTTGCATCAACAGATCCAACTTCCAAGTCTGTCCAATACATTGATCTGATAAATGATGGATTTGGATACACCACTCCACCAACAGTATCAATATCTACTGCTCCAAGTGGAGGAGTAACTGCAACTGCGGTTGCAATAATGACAGGTAGATCCGCAAATCAAAGACTATCTATCGATAGGGTATTGATAACAAATCCTGGATTTGGATATACATTACCTCCAACTGTTACGTTCAGTGGAGGTGGAGGTTCTGGTGGAATTGCAACAGCTGTAATTAATAGTGGAGTACTCGGCGTCATCGGAATATCCTCTGGTGGTGTTGGATATACAACGACTCCACAAGTGTTTATTGATAGAATCTTTATACCATCGAGTGTTGGAGTATCTTCAAATATCAACAATGCACAGGCAGAGGCAATTCTAAACAGTGAAGGAGTGGTAGTTGCAGTTAGATATTCTAACGCTGGTGCTGGATATACATTTACTCCAAATATAGAGTTTACAAATCCAACATCTGATACATTTGGTGATTACGAATATAATGAAGTTGTCACTGGAACAAGAACTGGTACAACTGGTTACGTGAAGGACTGGGATTATACAAATAGAGTATTGAAACTTGCAATAGTTGATGGAACCTTCGCAAGAGGTGAATCAATTGTTGGTGCTGCAGCAAGTTATAAAGTTTCTACAGTGGAGACGAATCAGTTCCTTGATGAATATGCAAGTAATGATGATATTGAGTCTGAAGCAGATTCATTCCTTGACTTTAACCAAAGTAACCCATTCGGCGAATACTAAATAATTAAATAAAAGGCACAAATAGGTGTATTGTAATGTTATCTAATTATTTTTACCACGAGATATTGAGAAAGACTATAATATCTTTTGGTACTCTTTTTAATAATATTCAGATAAAACACAAAGATAAATCTGGTGGAGATTTTAGTATCATAACGGTTCCAATCGCTTATGGGCCAATCCAAAAATTCTTGGCAAGAATTGAACAGTCACCAAATGTGAGAAAGGAAGTTGCAATCACACTTCCCAGAATGTCATTTGAAATGACAGGTATTTCTTATGATCCTGGTAGAAAATCTTCTACTATGCAAACCTTCAAGTCTGTTGACAAAGACAGTAATGAGGTGACAAAGGTTTTTATGCCTGTTCCATATAATGTTAATTTTAGACTTTCGATAATGGCTAAGTTGAATGAAGATGCTTTGCAAGTTATAGAACAAATACTTCCATATTTTCAACCACATTTTAATCTAACAGTAGATTTGGTTTCCTCAATTGGAGAGAAAAGAGATATTCCAATGATTTTAAATGGCATTCAAATGGATGATCAATATGAGGGAGATTTTACAACCAGAAGAGTTTTGATTTACAGTTTAGATTTTACCGCAAAAACATATTTGTTTGGTCCTGTTGGAAGTCCAAATGAAGCTCTCATCAAACAAGTACAAGTTGATTATTATACTGATACGAATAGAGTAAATGCTTCAAGACAATTGAGGTATATTGCAGAACCTAGAGCATTAAAAGATTATGATAATGATGCAATTACACAAATTGCAGAAAATATCTCTGAAGATATAACAGAATTTGATGTTGTTGATGGAGCTGTTCTACTGGAAAAATCATATATTATGATCGGTGAAGAATCAATGTATATTCGCAAGATCACCGGAAATACTTTAACAGTAAATAGAGGTCAGGATAATACTACCATTACAACTCATGCATCCGGAACTGCACTTAACGTTATTAATAGTTCGGATGATGTTCTCATTGATTTGGATGATGACTTTGGATTTAGTGAATATCGTTACGATTATGGTGACGGAAAAACTTATAGTACTACAAAAGGAACTGATGTATGAGTTTCGAAGACATTGATAAGTCATTAGATATTGAGAGTACTCCAATAAAATCGGAGATGGTTCAATCAAAAAAACCTGCAATAAAAAATGTTCAAACTCCCGAAGAACAGATTCAAAAAGATTATGAATATTCTAGAGGACAGCTCTACTCAATCATTGAGAAGGGACAGGAAGCTATTGATGGTATCCTAGAACTTGCACAAGAATCTGATTCACCTAGAGCTTATGAAGTTGCAGGTCAATTGATCAAAAACGTTGCAGATACTGCAGACAAACTGATGGATCTTCAGAAGAAACTGAAAGATGTTAATAAAGAAGAGAAGGGTTCTACTCCAACAAATGTCACAAACAATGCAGTATTTTTAGGATCAACAGCAGAACTACAGAAGTTCCTTAAGGGGTCTATGAGCGGGGATCTCCCTAAATAAAATATAGGAAAAGTATTACTAAAATAATGGATAAACTAACCTTTAAGGAGTGGTCTATTCTCTCTGACCTAGAAACCATTGCACCTCTTGGAGAGGACTTTGAGTTTTCTATGGCTCGTGGAGAACTTAAGACTGCTAAATCAGCAATCAACAGATTGATGCGCCATCTTAAAGGTGAAGGTGATTTAGAAGCGTGGGTGCAGTCCAAGATTACTAAGGCATCTGAGTATCTTGATACTGTAGCAGATCACATGGATGGTGGCGAAGATGATACTGAGAAGAAGGAGGTAAAGGAAGGAAAAAAGTCTGAGTGCGATTGTGATTGTGGACAGGATCCATGCGTAAAGTGTGGGAAGAGTCACCATGACATTAAGGAAGAAAAAGACTCTAAAGAAATGAAGTCATGTCCAGAGGGAAAGTACTGGTGCATGACAGATAAGAAGTGCAAGAAAATCCCTAAGGGTTGGCACGTAATGAAGAGTGGTTACCTTATGAAAGATAAGGAACATGAGGAGGAAGAAGAGAATAAAAATGGTAATGGAAATGGTGAAGGTTCAGAATCAAATGGTGGCGGGGTAAGCGAAGGTTGTGGTAGTACACACGAAACCAAAAAGAAAAAGAAGAAGTTATCTGAAATGATTTCCACTTCTTCAGTTACTGGTAGAAGGTTCAGAGATATTTCTAGTAAAGAAGATCAGGAACAGTTGGAGAAAGAAAAAAATAAGAGAAAGAAAGAGAGATCTGAAAAGTATAAAGCTCACCTAGAAAAACTTCGTGGTGAGACCAGAGAGAAAGGAGTTCGTTTCTACGATAAGAAAGGATCTGGTTATATCAGAGATGGTAAAAAGGTTTATGATGAATCTGCAAAATTAGATGAAAAGTGTTGGGACGGATATAAACAACTTGGAATGAAAAAGAAGGGAAAGAAAGTAGTTCCCAATTGTGTGAAGGAGGATTCTATTGATGAAAACAAGAGTGGTGATAGTTCTTTGCGTGACTGGTTTACTAAGAGTCGCGCTTCTGATGGCACCCCTGGTTGGGTTCAACTTGGTGGTAAATACGCAGGAAAACCCTGTGCAAAACAACCAGGACAAACCACAAAGCCAAAGTGTGGTTCCAGCAAAATGAAGGCAGACCTCTCCGATAAGGAAGAGGAAAGAGCATTCCGTCGCAAGAATCAGGAAGATCCAAATCCAGACAGAAAGGGTAAGGCTAAGATGGTTGCGACTGAAGAAAAAGACGCCTGTTATTCCAAAGTAAAGTCTCGTTACTCCGTATGGCCTTCTGCATATGCATCTGGTGCTCTAGTCAAGTGTCGTAAAGTTGGTGCAAAGAACTGGGGTAACAAAACCAAAAAAGAAAGTTATGAGTTCTCTAACTGGAGAGATGAATTCAAAGCAACCGAGTACGAGACTATTGATATCGTAAAACCAGAACCCATGAAAGGTCTTTCAGAAGGTCCAAGTTTTGAGATTGGTGGAGGTCATAAAAAGGCACAGAAGATGGGAAAAATCCGTAACCTATCTAAAGGTGCCACTGGTGGAGAAAAAGATGCGGCCAAAGCTGCATTGAAGAGACTTGGTGGAGGCATTTCACTCCCACTAGCAGACTCAATCATTCATCCGGGAGAATTGAAAACAGAAGATTATCAGAAGTTACAATCAACTGGTAATGTTTTCAGTATAATGTTGATGTGGAGAGGAAAAACTTACCGTCTACAACTATTCTTCTCAGGTCCAAAGAGACCATCAAGAGAAGAAGTTAAGGCAGAGATTCAAAAGTTCTATCCAGGTGGAGTCTTGACTCACTATTATCCAAGTCCATCCGATCCATCCCAACCAATTGTAGTTATTCAAAGGTAATTAAAATGAACCCTTCCGATATTGAACTTTCTGATATTAATAAAATGTTAGTCTATGAACAACAGGCAAGGGACATAGATAAGATGGATAGAGATCAGGCAATTAAT